AGGTAAAAAGCCTACCGAGCTTCTGAAGAACGTGCTCGGATTGGCTATAGCCGTGGAGAAGTACGGCACACTGATCTTCGCAAACGGAGGCGCCCAGCGGGTAGCATTCAGGTCACCAGGCAAGGTGGACCCCAAGATCAAGGAAGGGATCATCGAATCTTTCAAAGATAAGTACGGTGGTACCGATAAGCTTCATGAGCCCGGCTTCCTGGAAGGCGGCCTGGAGCTCATCAAGATCGGGATGGATCCCATGAGCGCCCAGTTCATTGAGCTGAAAAAGCACCTGATCTCCGAGATCGTCAGGCCTTTCCGGGTGCAGATGCACCTGGTGCAGGAGATGAGCCAGGCTACCAACAACAACATCGAGAAGCAGTCGAGAGAATTTGTGGATTACACCATGATGCCCTGGCTGGTTAAATGGGAAAAGGAAGCTGACACCAAGCTGTTCAGCGCCCAGGAGAAAAAGGACCGCTTTACAAAGTTCAACGTCAAGTCATTGCTCCGGGGCGACTTCCGCAGCCAGACCGAAGGACTGGTTAAGATGATCCAGTGGGGCATTTATACCCCGAACCAGGCGCTTCAGATCCTGGATGAAAACACCTATGACGGCGGAGAGCTGCATATGTTCCCGCAAAACATGACCACGGTGGAAAAAATTCAAAACGCAAAAGACAATTAAAATGGACTTCAAGAACAAAATCGGAAAAGGTCTGCCTGAGCATCGAATGTTTCAGCATAAGGTCGAGCTCCGGGCCAACGGCGATAACTCCCGGCACATCTACGGGGTGGCAGCAAAAGTGAACAGTCCTTCCAATTTGATCTATGGGGAATTCCGTGAGATCATCGAAAAAGGTGCTTTCGACGGAGCCGACATGAGCGATGTGATCTGTGTGAGAAACCACAACATCGACATGATCCTGGCCCGCACCATCGCCAATACACTCACGGTGTCCATTAATGATGACGGTGACCTGGTTTATGAGTTCGATGCGCCGGATACAACGGTCGGAAATGATCTTCTGGAAGACGTCCGCAATGGCAATATCCAACACTCCAGCTTTCGGTTTATTGCCGAAGACTGGAAGTGGGAGACCGATGAAGATGGCCACGAGGTCAGAAGGATCACCAGGTTTAAGAAAATCATCGACGTGGCCCCGGTGATCAACGCGGCTTACCCGGAAACCTCCGTGGATGCCCGGTCGATGGATATGCTCACCGCCAGTCTGCAGGAGTACCGCAATCAGAAAAACCCGCCCAGCGATATCATATCTGCCGAAGTCAGGCAGCTGGAACTGAAGATCAAAAGAGAAAGATTCAAATTCTAACCTAACAATTCAACACAATGAAAACGAGAATTATTATCGGAGTGCTGGGACTGATCCTTACCGGGATCATACTGGCTGTATTCAACCTGGGGCCGGAATGGAGCATTCTTTTAGCCACGGTGCCTATCGTGGCAGCCAATGGGCCCAAAACCGCAAAGGAGCTGAAAGAGCAAAGATCGCAGCTGCTTGATCAAATGCAGGGCATCCTGGATAAAAGTAAGGAGGAGAAACGATCGCTTACCCCGGATGACAACACCAAGATTGACGACCTGAACGCCCAGCTCGACCTTCTCAATGTGGAGATCGCAAGAATGGAGCGCATGGAGGCCAACATGGCCTTGCGTGCCGGTGATTACATCAACGGTGAAAACCGGCGCCGGGAGGAACAGGAAGTGAGAAATTACTCATTCCTTACGGCCATGCGCCAGCAAATGAAAGGCAAGCTGGAAGGCTTTGAACTGGAGATGCACCAGGAAGCCGTGAAGGAAGCTCGTGCCAATGGAGTGGAAATCGAAGGCATCGGTGTTCCCAGCATCGTGCTTCGCAAAAGCGAGAAACGCGACATGAGTGCAGCCGGAGGATCCAACGGATCGGAAGGCGGCGTCATGGTTCCTACCATGCTCCAGGATGGATTTATTGACACCCTGGCCTCCAAAATGGTACTGAGGGAAATGGGTGCTACCTTCCTCGACGGCCTGATCGGAAATGTTGACATCGCCCGTAAAACTTCCACCACCACCGCTGCATGGGAAGGTGAACTGGACGCCGGTGCGGAAGCTTCCCCGGCATGGGATAAGATCAGCCTGACCCCGAACAGGCTGGGCGCTTACATTCAGCTTTCCAAGCGACTGATCCATCAGACCAGCCGTGCCGCTGAAGGCATTGCCAAGGATGATATTATCCGGGCTATCCGTCTGGCTGTAGAAACCGAGGCCATTGTCGGCACTAATCTTTCCACAGGCATTCTGTCAACCAGCGGTATCGGATCCGTTGTGGGTGGAACCACCGGCGCTGCGCCTGCCTGGTCGCACATTACCGCCCTGGAAAAAGAGGTAGCTGTCGATGATGCCGATATCGGCTCCCTGGGATACCTGACCAATCCGAAGGTACGCAATAAGCTGAAAAACGTGGCCGTGGGTACTGACATGAGGATGATCCTGGCGCCGAACGAAAAAGAACTGAACGGCTACCGGATGGGGATCACCAACCTGGTGCCCAGCACCCTGGATAAGGGCGCTTCCACCGGGGTATGCTCCGCCATTATCTTCGGAAATTTCAACGATCTTATCATCGCCAACTGGGCCGGGCTCGACATCGTAATCGATCCCTATACCGATGCGAAGAACTCTCTGGTTAACGTGATCGTCAACTCCTGGTGGGATGTAGCAGTGCGGCGTGCTCAGAGCTTTGCGGCAATGCTCGATGTCCTGACGAGCTAATTTTTAAGTGGGTGACTGGCCGGGGAAATCTGCTCAGAGAGTACCCGGCTATTCGTAGTAAAAAAAAAAGCCATGAGAGTAAAGATTCAATTTACGAAAAGCCCGGTCGGTGTGTATCACCTGGCTCATTTTGCCGGAGATATTGTGGAGATGGAGCGCAACCAGGCGGATGTGTTCATCGAAGCCGGGTATGCCGTGGAGTATTCACCGGCATTGGTGCAGAATAACGACCTCCCATCAGATATTCCGGGATTCAAAAAGCTGATCGCAGCAGGGGTCGGTTCCCTGGCGGAGCTCAAAGAGTACACTGACCTGACGGAGATTCCCGGCATCGGGAAAAAGATTGCCGAAGAAATCGCTGCCTTTCTGAAAAAATGAGGCTGAAACGGACATCGGCCCCGGTCCTGGAGCCCATAACCCTCCAGGAAGCCAAGGATCACCTGAGAGTTTCCAGCACGGGTGAAGACACCGTGATCGGATTTGAGCTCTCAGATGCCCGGTCATTCCTGGAAAAGGAAATGAGGGTGCAGATGATCACCTGTGGGTATGTCGGTTATCTCGACTACTTCCCCGGTGTGGATTACTTTGAGATCCCGATTTATCCGGTTACCGGCGTCACAAAGGTGGAGTACTTTGCCACCGATGCAGCTGTCTACTCTGAGCTGGCCAGCTCAAAATACATCTTTGATGATTCCAGGATTCCGCCCAGGGTTTACCTGGCTCCTGGGGAAAGCTGGCCGGATACCGACGACCGGGTAAACGCCGTAAAGGTGACCTTCAACGCCGGGTTCAATACCGCCTCCGATGTTCCTGAAACCTGGAAGCGGGCCGTGAAGCTTGCCCTGACCAACTTCCATGAACACCGGGGCGATGAAGGCCTGGTGACACTTCCTAAGACGATCTATGACCTGATCAACCCCGACACTCTTTATTCCGTCTGAAATGACTGTAGGAAAAATGGATACGCTCATCACGCTGCAATCGGCTACCGAAAGCAAGAGCGCCACTACCGGCCAGATGGTTCAGTCGTGGGCTGATTGGATGAGCGTATGGGCGGAAGTTGTTTCCGGGGCCCAGGGGGAGAACGAGAAATCATCTCAGACCACCAGCTCCGATCAGCGGGATATGAGGATCCGCTATGTAGAAGGCGTTACGGTAAAAATGAGGGTTTACGATCCTGACCTGGAACGGTACTACGAAATTAAAGGCATCACCCCCGAGGGCCGCAAGGCTTACCTGGTGCTGCACTGCCGGTCAACCAACATCAATTCTCCGGCGTGATGAGAGCGAGCTTCCAGATAGAAGGATTTGATGAGGCCCGCAAGGTGCTCGATGTTTTACCCGATAAGATCCAGGTACAGACTATCCGGAAAATATTCCGGAAAGCGGCCATGCCCATTATTAAAGATGCCCGGAGCCGTGTGATCTCCTACAACCCCAAGCTCAAAAAGCTGGCTGATGCAATTGGCTTTATCCCCGTAAGAACGAATGACCCTATCCTGCTGGCCGGGATCCGCGCCAAGGGAGCCTATAAAGACAAAGGGTATATCGGTCACTGGGTGGAGTATGGTGTAAGCGGCATCAAGAAAAAAACATCACGAACACTTACCAGGGAAGGTGATGAGTCTTTCCGGTTTTTCGTGGCCAGGATAAAAAAGGGTGAAAGGTACCGCGGCGACATTGCCCCACAGCCCTTCATGCGCCCGGCTATTGACAGCAAAAGTAATGAGGTAAAAAAAATCGTGGCTGTCGAAATGGAAAATCATATACACGCGGAGACAGAAAAAGCCCTTCGGCGCTACAATGTCAGGAAAACCGCTAAGGCACAGAGAAAATGATCGATCAGTACATATACCAGATACTTGTAGCATCCCCCGCACTGACATCAGTAGTGATGGAAAATATCTTTGCGGTGCATGCTCATGAGCTTAACCTGGATACCTATGTGGTGATCCATGTGATCGATCGCGTACCTGAAACCACAAAGGAAGAAGCTAAGCTGGTTATATCCAGAATACAGGTTGACTGCTATTCCCCCGATAAATCCATCTGCAACAACATTGCATATCTCATCCGCACGGCGCTCGACCGTTACCGGGGAACTGTCAGCGGACAGGCAGTGATTGACCGAATTAACTACGACGATGCCCGAACAGACTTTGATGAAGACCGCCGCTTGTATAAAGTCATGCAGGATTTCTTTGTCAGAGAAAAAATACCGGATAAAAAGACATGAAAATTAAACTACTAACAGAATGGACACACGGCTGCAGGACCAGGCCCAGGGGAATGGTGCTGGAGGTGACTGCGGAGCTCGCAGCAGACCTGATCAAAAGGGGCATCGCCCAGGAGGCTAAAGCGACGGCCCCTAAAAAGAAGAGCGCAAAAACATAATCAAAGTGTATAACCTGTAAAATAACAAGGCAATGGGAACTCTATTAACTGTCAATGCAAGTGAGATCGGTTTTTACATCAATGGTGTGAAGATCGGCAGTGCCGAAAATGGCGACTTTAGCTTCAAACGCGATACCCGCGATGCTTTCTCGAAGGATTCCGCTGGATGGGATGAAAGCGAGTACGGCAAAAAGTCGTGGGGATTCTCCGGCACCAGCAAGTTCCGGTTCGATGAACCAAACTACGGGCCTGATGATATTGTGGAGGCCATGATCTCAGGCACCAAGGTGGCCGTCAAGTTTTCCACCGAAGTGACCGGCGACTGGAAGCTCAGTGGAACGGCTTTAATCGAAGACTTCAAACTGGGAGGAAACGCCGAAGAGACCGCCACTTACTCATACAGCCTGAAAGGCACTGGACCTCTCCATAAGCTGACCAACTGATAACCCTAAAAATCTCACGCAATGAACACAACTATTGTTGTGCTGGGTGGTCAGGAGCGTCCGATCAAGTTCGGCTTTAACGCTCTGACCGACTTCAGCAAACGGACCAACCGAAACATTGAGCAGCTGAATACGCTCAATCCGATGAGCCTGACCATGGAAGACCTGCTGACCTTATGCTGGTGCGCCCTGAAATCAGGGGCACGCAAGGAAGGCCAGGAATTCAAGGTCACGATCGAGGACGTAGGTGACTGGCTCGACGATAACCCCGGCGCCCTGGTGGAAATCACACGGGAATATCAAAACAGCCGGATACCGGATCCCAATCATCCCAGCGTAAAAAAAAATCCAGGGACAGACCAGAGCCCCTGACCATTCACAGGCTTGAGCAGCTTGCCTATGGCCAACTGGGAATGACCCCCGATGAGCTCGGGGATATGGAACCCCGGGAATTCATGAATAAGCTGCTCGGGTTTATGGACCTGGAGATGGAAAGAAGGCTCTGGATGGCTTGGGTGGAGGTCAGTAACAATCCTTACAACAAGGATAGACCCGGGAGTTTCAAACAGTTCTGTGATAAAATGAAAGGTGAAAACAAAACGCCAAAGCTTACAGAAAAGCAATTTTTTAACCTGCTTGGAATAGAATGAAACAATCCCTCTCATCCCTGAATTTTATCCTGAAAGCCGACATCACGGACTTTCAGACCAGTCTCAGGGCGGCATCCACCGAGCTGAAGAGAACCGGCCAGTCGATGAAGTCGATCGGCGGCAACATGAGCCTGTATGTAACAGCGCCCATTGCCGCCGCCACCACGGCCATGCTCTTGCTGACCAACCGGTCGGCAGAGTTTGCCGACAGCATCGATGAGATGAGCGAGCGTACCGGTGTGGCCAGGGAAACCTTGCAGGAGCTTTCATTTGTAGCCAATCAGATCGGCATTGACCTGGGCGGCATTGAGCGGGCTTTGTTCAAGTTCAATAAATCCATGGGCGATGCAGCCCGTGGGAGCAAGGAACAGGCCGAAGCATTCACCAGCCTGGGTGTGTCGGTGGTAGATAACTCCGGAGAGCTCAGGGATTACAATGACGTTTTTACGGAAGTCATCGGCAAGCTTTCGCAGATGACCAATGAAACCCAGCGGAATTATACCACCATGGTCCTGTTCGGCCGTGGTGCCGGACAAACGATCACTCCCTTGCTGGAGCTCGGGGAACAGGGCCTGCAGCAGTTAATCGACCGGGCCCGGGAGCTGGGAGTGGTTATGAGCGATGAGCAGGTGAAAAGCCTGGCCGAATATAACGACGCCATGGACGCCACGCGCGACCAGGTGGCCGCTGTCGGGAGGGAGCTGTCGATGAACTTTGCAAAGGTCATGACGGATACGATCATCCCATTACTCCAGGACCAGGTAATTCCTGCCGTAAGGTCGGTAACCAAATGGTTTAACGAGCTCTCTCCGGGCGTAAAAAACAACATCCTGATCTTCGGCGCTTTCGCCGCGGCACTGGGGCCGGTGATCATGGGTATCGGCATTTTGACCAGCAATGTGATCCCGGCGCTTTTAATGGGCATCCGGGGCATCATCAGCGCCTATACTTTTCTTACCGGGGTTATCGCCGCAAATCCCATAGGTGCATTTGCAGTCTTCATTACCGCGGCTGCCACCGCCCTGGGCTTATTTTCAACCCGCACCAGGGAGGCCGCACAGGAGCAGCATAAGCTTGGCGAAGAGATCCGTGATGTGAACAATGAGCTTGGCAAGCAGATATGGGAACAGGTCGGTGTAAGGTCTGCTGAAAAGCTGGCCGATGGAACCCTGAAGGTCACCGATAACATGGCGGCCCTGGCTGAGACTATCAAGAACTTGACCAGGGGAGAGCTCGAAGCGCTAAAGTCATTCCTGAAGAATGAATATGCCACGGTGACCCGTGAAGCGGCCAACGAGACCAGCGAGCTCCGCAAGACCCTCTATGCCGATGACCTGAACAGGTTGACCCAGGGCCTGGACATGGTGAACAAGGAGCTGTCTAAGTATAAAGAGGTCACCTCCAAAGCAAAAACCACAACTCAGACACTGGAAGATGAGATCAGTGGTCTTACCGATAAGTTATGGAAGCAGGTCCAGGCTAATGACGCTGATATGGGTTCAACGGCCAGGCTACTGAAAGTGAAGAAAGATGAGCTGGAATACCTCAAAGAAAAGATGCGGCTGTTATCCACCACCACGCGGATGGACAGCATACTTCCGAACCAGGTGCAGGTGGATCCCAACGCTTCCATGGGGCCCCCTACCAATGAACTGTTATTTGAACGGGAGATCGAGCAGACTTCTGCCTTCTCCCACGAATTGGAAAAGCTCTCACAGGTCAGCGTTGATGTCAGCCAGGCCATTCAGGGCGCCATATCGCAGATGGCTTCCCAGTTCGGCAAAACGCTTGGAGAACTGATCGCCGGAACGGCCACCACCAGCGACCTGTTTAACGGCCTGCTCGACATGATCGGCAACTTCTTGACCATGCTCGGAGAAGCGCTGATCGCTTCGGCCGTGGCTGCTATCGCTTTCGAAAATCTACTGAGCAATCCTTACGCTGCCATGGCGGCCGGTATTGCCCTTGTAGCTCTCGGAGCGCTGGTCAGCAACATACTTTCTGCCGGTCCCAACGGGAGCCAGGACGGAGGGTTTCATCAATCCCCCCAGGGATCCATCGATAATATCCCCCGGGCGGCCAACGGGGCAGTCGTGGACAGGCCTACCATCCTGATGGCCGGAGAAGGCGGGGAGGCTGAAGCGGTTCTTCCAATCAATTATCTGATGAGTACCATTCATAACGCCGTAAGCATGCGGAACATCAGCGGCATTTCATCCGGGATGGAGCCCGTTCTGGTTAAAGTCGAAGTGGAAGGTCAACTGAAAGGATCTGAGATCTACCTGATGAACAAGCGCTATACTGACCGAATCAATCAGTTAAAATGATAGGCTGGGGAACGAAATACCGGTGCACCTTCATGGACTACCTGGGTAATTCCTGGGTGATCGATTTGCTGGAAGAAGGTTACAGCGGATCCGTGGAGGAAGTGAAGGCGGGTGGTCAGCCTATGGACATCACCACCCTGGGAGAGGGCGATGATGAAAGCGGGATCAAGGCCCGGGAATGGTACATCGAATTTAACAATTACACCAGCTTTCAGTTTATCAGCCTGTTTACCGGCACCGCCCGGGATTACCTGTGTGAGATCTATAAGAACAGCACCCTGGTCGGAAGCGGCTGGCTTGACCCGGATAACTACTTCGAGGAATTCCTTCCGCCCGTTTATCCTTCCCGGATCCACATACACGATGGATTGGGAGAATTGCGAAACGTATATTTCAGTATGCCCGACAATCCGGGCGGGGCATTCAATCGCTCGGTCATTTACTATCTGCACCGGGCATTATCACAGACCGAACTTGACCTTCCGATACACATAGCCACCGACATCACCTTTGAGCGAAGCACCGGTGATGTGGTCAGCTCCAGGATATTTGAAAGCCTTTTCCTGGACTGGCGGATTTTTCGCCTTGGTGAAGACAGCTGGTGGAACTACTATGATATTTTGACTTACATCCTGAAATCATTCGAGGGGCACCGTCTCTTCCAGGAGGCCGGGGCCTGGGTGATTGAACGCGCCGGGGTGATGAAAACTGCCCAGTACGATGTGGATCAATACAGCAGCAGCGGGGAATTTGTGGCATCGGTCAAGAAAACCAGCATTATGGCGCTGACCAGTAACAGTGTGGCTTTGCCTTTGCGCTTTGACAGCGATGCGGAACTGAGCATCGTGCCCGCCTGGAAACGCTATACCCTGGCCCAGGAGTATGGAGTAAAGGATAACATATTGAAGGCCCGCAGCCTGTGGGGAAAGATTTTTGCCGACGACTGGCGCACCGATGATGATATCTGGTACTGGACCCGTACCGGGGTGACGATCGTGAATGAAGATAATGCTATGAGGATCGTCGGATTTGTGAAAGATGAGGATCTGGATCCACAGTTTGAAAAGTTTATACAAAGTGAATCGGTCAGGATCACTGGCTCCGACATCATTACTTTGATGAGGGAAAGCTGGAGAAAAGGTTATGTCCTGATGCGGTTCACGTTTGAATACTTCCTGCGAAATCGCAGCTACATTTCCTCGGAAGAAAGCTTGCGGGTATTTGCAAGCGTGTCGCTGGCCGACGATGACGGGAAGGTATGGAACTGTTTCAACAACTACGATGATGTGGCAACCGGAGAGCACATCGTCAACCCTGACTATGCCTGGTTCGATCCTGCCGGTAACGATCCCGGGGTGATCATCGAGCTTATTCCCCAGGTGAACGAATGGGCTATAGCTTCATTTAGCATCCCGGTTCCGATGCTCCGCAATATTTCCAACCCTTACCTTCCGGGCTGGTGGGAATTCTTTGTAAAATTTTACCCGGCTGTATCATCCCTGGACACCGGTGATGATGATGACGGCCTGGTGATCCGAAGCGTAAAGCTGGGCTGGATCGATGAGCGAGAGGATTACAAGGAGGGGAAAAGGGAAATTACTGAAGAGCTGGAAGTCAAGAACCGCTATGTGCCCAATCCGATCGAGGTAAGATTTGGTGAAACCCCGGGCCACTGGGGAGAGGGCTCGGATGCCCGTGGCCAGGAGCAGATGGACTTGTATGTTTTCTTTGACCAGGACGGAGTGTATGTGTCGGATTACGGCACTAAATCGGCCGGCATCATGGGAGGCTTGTTAAAATCAGTTATGACTTTAAGTTTGAACTTAAAGCATCACAGACCCTGCTTCAAAATAAGGGGTACGTTACGGGATAATCCTGATGCGATGGACTTTACCAGCACTTTACAGGATTACGACGGCAGGCACTACTTCCCCACCGGCATGAACCGATACAGCGGTGATAATGAGGTTAATGCTGAGTGGGTGGAAATTAAAACCGGGAAGCCTTTACTGGCCGAAGATTTCACACCACTACTAAACGAAGACGGACAACCTTTATACTCATAACAATGAAATATTTAATACTGATTTTTGCTTTTCTTTTCACAACCCTGGCCAGCGGCCAGCGTGTGAGCGAACTTCCGGCTACCAGCACTGCAGGCACGGGCGATATTTTTCTAATCGTACAGCAAGGCGTATCAAAAAAAATTGTTTACGAAAACCTGGTAAACTCCATTGCCCAAGACCCGAGCTTTCTGGTACAGGTAGGTTATATCTCCGGTGATACGCTTTTTTTTGGTGAAGATACCCTCATTATTCCGGGCGATGTACCCCGATATCTTAACGACCTTAATGATGTTACAATCACGAATGTTGACGCCTTCGATATTTTGACCCGCGACGATGAATCGAACCAATGGATAAACCGGTCGTTTTCAGGATTAATAAATAACCAGTCTACC